ATACAAAGGCTGCGATCTCTACTGGCGACAGTAGATGGACTACTTATGCAAGTAGTACTTGCATTCCCTGGGAATGCTGACTTCCAGTCTTGGAAGCGGATCGATCAGATCCAAAGGGGCTTAATTGCCCAGCTCCTTGATGATTACTTCAAGGATACTAACCCAGAACGGGTTACAACCTTCGAGAAGGTTAAACGTGTCCGAAAGGACATCAAAATGTATGGGTTTAATCCCACAACCGACATGACAAATGTCAGAGTGCCGAGAGAACTCTCGGCTATTAGGGCAGCGTTGTCCTTAATTAGGGGTAAAACACCCCTAAGTCACCTTCAGGTGATGATTATGTCCCAAACGCGGGCATCGGGGGTTCCCCCCCGGTCGGTATACGACAAGACCATGGCTAAGACCGTGGCCATCCTGACGACTCCGTCGTCAAAAGAGCTCTACGAGCTCATAGCCGGACCGCTAACGCGATCTGTTGATCATTTTTACAATGATCTACTCATCCGACTCGGGGATGAGGTAAAGCGTGAGGATTTCTTCTCACGCATGACTGAGAGTGCGAAAATCTCTCTATCGGACTCAGGCGAGTTCTTTACCCCTACCGAGAGGGGTGGGAAACTTGAACGTTCCCGTATAGTGCTTAGCACTAATCCGGAAATACCGGAAATCGATCTGCATACAGGCAGACAAACTGGTCGTGTTTTACGACCTGAATCCTCGACTATCGGGGAAAGATTATTCCACTGGGCTTGTGGAATGTTCGTAGACCGTACACAGGTCTACAATAACAACTCTATGAGTTGTAGAATTTCCTTGGTCGCTGAACTAGGGAAATATCGGACGATTACCGTATCGTCTTTGCAACATGCGTTGCTATTACACCCATTTTCTCATATGGGTATTAAAATGCTGGAGGTCATACCCTCTAGCGAGAGCGGCGTTGCTGCCGCCAATCAAGCTTGGAATTTCTTCAAGCGTTTATCGCACAAGAATCCTAGTGCGAGTTTTATATTCCGAGAGAATATAGAGACCTCAGTCCTTTCAACGGACTGGGAATCGGCCACAGATTATTGTGACCCATACATTGCCGGAGCAATGTTAAATAGACTGTGTAGTCTATTAGGGGTACCGCGCTGGTACCGAGAAACAATGCTTTTCGCATTGACTGCTCCACGTCAAGTGGAGACATTGGATCGGAACGGAGTTCCGACTTCACTCTTCTTTACTAAAAGAGGAGTATTAATGGGCGATCCTGTTACCAAGATCGTCCTTCATCTCCACCATTTGATTGGTGGTAAAATTGCAGGTTTGCTCCTGCAAGATATCTTCAAGGATCACATCCTTGACGAATCCTCTGACGA